CCACCTGAGGAGATTGCCCAGGTCAACAAGGATCGCAGTGTGATGGTTCCTGTTCCTAATGTGTCTTACAATAACAGAATCGCTCTAGCCATTAAGGCGAGCCAGAACACCAACTACGCTGAGTTCATCGCCATGAATGAATCCCTGGTAGAGATGAGGCCAGACATCCTGGACAACATCGACATGGATCATCAGTTCCGGGATAACTGGCGTAATGCTGGCCTGCCTGAGAAAAGCCTGATGGATGAGGACGAGAGGGATGAGAAGAGAGCAGTAAGGGCAGAGCAACAAGCCCAGGCTGCTCAGATGGAGGCTGCTGCCCAGATGGCGAGCGTGGCCAAGGATGCGTCTGCTGCCAATGGAGGGCAACTGCCCGAGGCTATGCTTGAAGCCCAGGATCAAGCCCTATGATTGAGTTCATTATATCAATATCTCTGCACCTGGGGATGGGAGGCGACTATAACGCGCTGCATCCGCAAATCAGATACAATCACGATGACTACATTGCAGGTGTGTATCTCAATAGCCATGCAGAGCTCAGTGGATTTGTGGGTCACAGATGGGAGCGCGGCGAGCTCGGATTAGAGGTCGGCCTAGTCACTGGTTACAACGTTGCTCCGGTAGTGCCATTCATCAAGGTGGACTATCACAATTTCTTTTTATCTCCAGGCATTCACGAAGGGCAAGTAGGGGCAATCGTAGGCTACGAGTTCACATTTTAACTATATGAGAAAACTAAGTAATGAGCTCGCAGCTACTGCGGAGCGTGTCCTGAACACCCCTGACGGCATTGCCCTGATGGCCTGGCTAGTCAAGGAATACGGATTGATGGATCGCTCCTTCATTCCAGACCAATACGGCAAGCTTAGTCCTATCAATGCTGCGGTAAGAGATGGCGAGCGTGGGGTGGTATCCGTGCTCTTCAAGCTGAAGGAGTCCAACATTTTCCAACCAAATACAGAAAATGAAAAGCATACTAAACCTACAAAGTAATGGTGAGGTCTACCGGGATGATAAGCTCATAGCTACTATCTCAGGGAGTGACATCACCTTCAAACACCATGCCTATAAAAAGCATGAGGACGAGATCAAATCCATGAGCGAAAACGCTCCCCAGGCCATGCCCCAGGCACCTGGTGATCAACCCCAGACACCCGCTCACCTCTTCCTCGAGGGCAACGGACGCTGGTATGGTGAGGAGAACCCTCCTGTGGTGCTGTGGCGCAAGGAGAACTGGTCACTTGAAGCATATGATTCCAAGTATGGCCACCAGCAAGAACTGCTGAGAAACAATTTTAAAGCGGAAGGGATGAGCTATGAGGGATAATCTACTACGCAATGAAGCTGCCGAGATCGGTGGTGATGGTGGTGGTGGAGCTCCTGCTGCTACTCAGGCTGCTCCCCAGGGAGATTCACCTGGCGTTGATCCATTCTCTGCTTCTGTTGGCCAGGGGGATGAGCATACTATGAGCACAGGCTCAGACTCTCAATCACTCCTCGGCCAACTCTACAACTCCCAGGGCGAGCTCACCGGGGACTACAACCAGACGCTAACTACCCATGAGATGGGGGACTACTCCAACCTGATTGGTAAATACAAGTCATTCGATGGCCTGGTCAAGGGATTCAAGAATGCTGAAGCTCTCCTGGGCAAGAAAGCATTGAATCCAGACTCGGTAATGGTTCCCAATGAGGGCAGCACTGAGTTCGAGATCGAGCAGTATCGTAAAGCTGTTGGAGTGCCTGAGAGCTCTACCGCTTATGAGATTGCTCCTGAGAACATGCCTGAAGGGCTCGAGTGGAACGATGAGGTGGCCGGGTTCTGGCAAGGTAAGTTTCACGAATTAGGAGTTGGTCAAGACCAGGCTGCTCAGATTGCCCAGGCCTACTCTGATTTTACAGGCATTCAACTCGACCAGGCTCATGAGACACTCGCTACCAGGGACGCTGAACATATGGAGTCACTGCGAGCAGAGGTCAAAAAAGAGTGGGGAGCCAACTATGACCAGAACATGCAGAAGGCGGTTAATATGGCCGAGGTTGCTGGGTTTGATTTCGACAACGCTGATGACATAGCTGCAATACGCAACCCTAAGGTGCTCAACATGCTTCTAAGCAAGCATGCTAGCGTCCAGGAGGGCTCCCTACCTCGAGGTGGGGAAGCCACTCCAAATGGCCAGGGCTTTGCCCAACAGGCTGATGCGATGAAGTCTAAGTATCCTAACATGGCTGCGGCTCCAACTGACATTCAGCACAAATATCTCGAGCTTCGTAAGCTCCAGGCGAAGGGGTAACTCCCGGGTTCATGTGTGATAGCTCCTCCCAGGTGTCGCTCCCTGGGGGGAGTTATTTTCGCATATCGCGTATTTCCCGTAGACGAGCCTGACAAGGAGGTGTTAGGTTCGATCCGTTCATACACAGGACACCATTTTTTACGGCTGATTGATCGTCAGTAGTTGGAATGCCCACAGTGAGAACTTGACCACCAAATCAAGCGACCTGCCTCCAGGCAGACACTCCGGGCATAGGTGGTTTCTAAGCGATACCTCGGTATCTATCAGAAACTAACAACCAACTATAAAATACAATGGCAATTACTAGCTCTGTGCCTGAGCATTTTCCACAGCTTTATCAAAGTGAGTGGAAACTCGAGGTGCAACAAATGGCCTCACGGCTTCAATCACTCGTTCCTGTTTACCCTGTTCTAGGCGAAAGCAGACGTTTTAACAAACTTGGACAGATCAATTCGTCAGACATGACGGGTCGCTTCCAGGATTCCGCTCCAGATGATGTCAGCACTGAAATGCGTCACCTCTACGTCAATTTTAAGACGGCAGAGAACTTCGTAAGCCGTGTTGATAGCATCCGTTTAGGTGAGATCGACTCTCCCCACTCAAGCATCATGCGCTCACACATGGCAGCAGCCGGACGTGATCGTGACCAGGCTATCATCGATGGACTCGGTGGCAGCGTGTATGAAGGCAAGAATGGTGGCAGTGAAGTGGTATTCAACACTACTGATTACTCAATCGCCAAGACATACGACTATGCAGCTGTAGCAGCCAATGTGGGGCTCACTTACGACAAGATCGTCAACGCTCGCACCCGTCTGGGTCTGAAGAATGTTGCAGGTCAGAATGTCGAAGGTGGCTCTCCTCTTGGAATGGTTATCAGCCATACCGAGATCGAGGATCTGCTTCATGATGACAAATTCATCAACAGAGATTATCGCTCCAAGTTGGAGGAAGCTCAGACCGGGTCTATTGTAGATGCGTTTGGCTTCACCATCATGGCCGTAGACGAGTCCTTGTTGCCTGTCGTAGCCAATACCCGTGCGTGTTACGCCTGGGCAAAGGATTGCGTAGCATTCGGATATGCTGAGAACCCACAGACATTTGTGGATGAGTTGCCTACCAAACGCCACGACACCCAGATTCGTTCTGAGTGGGCATTTGGAATGACTCGCCTCGATGACGAAGGTGTTATTCAGATTAACGTTCACCGCGCATAATTAACCTCTAACATAGAAATAATAATATTATGGCTACTACCAAATCAGACGTTTATACGACTCAAACAGCCGCTACTGGAGACAACCGTGCAGACGGCCGCCTCCTCAGTGGTAAGGTTCGTCAAGCGCAAGCTGTTGTCACCCTTGATGGTGATGAGGCTACCACAGGCACTGTTCTGGGTATTATCGAACTCCCCAAGGGAGCTATCGTTGACCCATCACAGTCCTACGTTATCTCAGAAGTCCTCACCGATGGAAACTTTCCAATCGACTTAGGATTTACTTCTGATGCTAACGGACTAACACAAGCTGCTCCGATTGAAATTTCGGGAGGCGGTAAAGTGTTCTTCGACACAACCGTTACTGGTGCTGACCTTGTTACCATCCCTGATGGTGATGAAGTTATCTCAGCAACATGTGGAACAATCACAGGAACTCAAGTTGCTAACGCAACCTTCCGTGTTGTGATCACATTCGTTGATCGTTACTAACAACTAAATTAGGGTAGTGTGGGTTTATTCTCGCACTACCCTTTTCTTTTTTCCAAATGAATAAGACTGACATTGCCAACATCGCCCTCGCCAAGATGCGAGAGGGGAGGATCACCAACATTGAATCTATTACGGACTCCGTAGCAGTAGTGCTCAATGACCAGTATGATCACGCCCTGGATCTCCTGCTCGAGGAGCACAGATGGAATTTCGCCAGCAAGCGTGTCACTCTATCTCAACTCTCGGAGGCTCCTCCGTTTGGCTGGGATCACAAGTATCAACTCCCGAGTGATTTGATACGCCTGAAGGATGTCAATGGCGAGGATGTCGAGGCATCCAGTCAACTCTTTGCCCTGGAGGGTAGGGAGCTCCTCAGCAACGACAACACAGTGACCATCACCTATGTGTCTCGCGTTACTGACACTAATATTTTTTCGCCTTCATTCGTGGAGGCACTATCATTCAAACTTGCTGCCATTACATGCGGCAGACTGACAGGCGACACTAAGCTCGCCTTACAATTTGACCAGCAATACAATGTAGCTCTATCCAAGGCCATCCACAACGACACCAAGTCTAGTGGTAGCCGGGAGCATAACCTGATGGCTCGCATGATGGGGTCTGCTTCCATCCTGGGGGCTCCTGGTTATACGAGTGGATCCTCGAGCTCTAGTGGAAGCTCGAGTGGCTCAGTAGCGGCACACAATCACGAACTCACCGACTTACTCCAGACAACTGCCACAAATGGCGAGAAGGTAATCTGGAACGATGTCGAGGGCAAGTGGGAGGCTGGAGGAGCGGTATTACAGGCAAAGGGAGACCTTGCCACGTTTGATGCCGTTGCCAGTGCTGAATCAACTTTAGCTGCCGGCAGTGACGGACAATTCCTCAAGGCAGACTCATCCGTAGACTCTGGACTCACATGGGACAACATCGCAGGTGGTGGTGACATGTTAGGGTCTAACAACTTGTCTGATGTTGCTAGTGCTGCAACGAGCAGAACCAACTTAGGATTAGGCACAGCAGCCACCAGTGCCACAGGAGACTTCGC